GAACTAAAGGGTAAGATATACACAATCGCTGAGAAGATGGTAGAGTTAGAAGATAAGTTTATTGATCTTTGCTATCAAGGTGCAGATATGCGTGAACTATCTGCAGAAGATGTTAAGAAATATATTCGTTACATTGCAGATCGTCGTCTAATCTCACTTGGCATGAAAGGTATCTTTAAAGTTAAAAAGAATCCACTACCATGGGTTGAAGAAATGATCAATGCGCCAGTACATGGAAACTTTTTTGAGAATCGTGTTACTGATTACGCAAAGGGTGCATTGTCTGGCACATGGGGTGATGTTTGGGGGAAGGCTGCATGACAATATTATCCAGATGGGTCACTCCAAACAATTTTGATATTTTAGAAAATGTACTACCACATGATCTATTCCTAGAACTACAGGAAGAATGTAATGAAGCTGAGAAAACTAGATACATTACTGGATCTTTATTAGAAATGACCTCTGGGTTATCAGGCGCAGGAACTGCTAAACATTATTATATTAAAAATAATGAAAAATTAAAAAATTATGTTTTGAGTTTGTCTGAGATGTATATACAACAGAATAAAGGTTTTGTTAAAAAACATAAAAATAATGTTCATAAAACAAAGTGTGTTGCACTAGATCCTTGGATAAATGTGCAAGAACGAGGTGAATATATACCCAATCATGATCATGAGGGAGTTTTATCATATAGTATCTGGATGACTATACCATATGATATTGAACAAGAACTGGCTAATTCGAAATTTGCATCAACATTCCAATTTTCATATCTTTCTATAGTTGGTGATCAATTAGATCACACTATTGCAGTAGATAAAAGTATGGAGGGTACTCTTATGATGTTCCCATCAAACTTAAAACATTGTGTGTATCCATTTTATACAACTGAAAATCGTAGACTCTCGATTTCTGGAAATATAGCATTGGACACTTCAGAGGAAAAGAGTTAAAATGACCACTAAGATTTTTGAGTGTAATGAATGTCAGGCAAGAGGTAAGATTATCCTCAAGTCAGAAGAACGATTGGAAGATATCGTTTACTGTCCTATTTGCTCTGCTGACATTTACGAAGAAGACGACTACGACGAGGAAGAATAAATAGTAGTTTATACTACTGATTATTCTAATGTGGCTTTATAATAACGAAATTATTGAGGAACTACCTGAAGACTGCGTTGGCTTTGTTTATTTGATTACGAACAAAGCCAGCAATCGTATGTATATTGGCAAGAAACTATCTAAGTTTGCTAAGACTACATACAAGATGGTAAAGCAGAAAAACGGAACTAAGAAACGAAAAAAAATCCGTAGCAAAATAGACTCTGATTGGATGGAGTACTATGGTTCGAGTATAGAACTAAATAAAGATGTAGAGTCTCTCGGAAAGGACAACTTCCTTCGTGAGATTCTTTTCTTTTGTAAATCTAAAGCTGAATGTTCTTACATAGAAGCACGAGAACAGTTTGCACGAAAGGTGTTAGAGTCAGACGACTACTACAATGGACAGATTTCTGTCCGAGTCCATGGCTCTCATATTAAAAACAAACTATGACATATTTACTTTTTGCAGTTGCACTATCGTTATCGGCTCTTGCTGCATATTACGCAGTGATGGGTCTTATCGCAATTTTTGCTGCAGCTGTAGTACCAATTGCTCTTATGGGTTCTTTGCTTGAAGCATCGAAACTTGTAGTTGCATCATGGCTCTATCGAAACTGGAAAGAAATCCCAGCATTGATGAAGTCATACTTTGTGGGTGCTTTAGTAGTGTTAATGATGTTAACATCTATGGGCATTTTCGGATTCTTATCAAAGGCACATTTAGATCAAACAATTCCTACGGGAGATGTTCAGTCTAAGTTAGCATTGATTGATGAGAAAATTAAAACAGAAAAGGAAAATATCAATGCAAATCGTAAAGAACTTACTCAACTCGATGCTCAAGTGGATCAAACCATCGCAAGAACAGACGATGCCAAAGGAACAGAGCGAGCCATTACCGTCCGTAGAAGTCAACAAAAAGACAGAAACAGAATCCTCAACGAAATCGGTGCAGCGCAAGCCAAGATCGCCAAACTCAACGAAGAGCGTGCCCCAATCGCCAGCGAAGTCCGTAAAGTCGAAGCAGAAGTAGGACCAATTAAGTATATTGCTGCATTGATATATGGTGACGAAAGTTCAAACGATACGAACATGCTTGAGAAGGCAGTTCGTATTGTCACCATACTCATCGTTATTGTATTTGACCCATTGGCAGTACTACTATTAATCGCAGCAAACTGGAATCTTAAACACACTGGTGGAAGAAAGTGGAATGAATTCTTTGACAAACCACCTGTTGAAGATTTTCCAGAACCAACAGAGATTAGACTTAATGACGAAATAAAAGTCAGTGAGCCATCGACAACTCCTGTCTTCACTCAAATGACAGAGCATCTATCACAAGAACAACTAGAAACCACTGTTGTTCCAGAAGAAATAAAAAAAGAAGTAAATGATTTACTGGAATCTGAAATTCCAGAAATTGAAGTAGACGAACCAACTAAGGATTGGGAACCAGAACTCTATAATCGAAAACAAGTTGGTCGATATATGGAAGAAACTGGTCAAAAACCTCTGAAAACACAATCGTTCTTGAACAAAGTCCAGAGTGTGTTCTCATCTCCAGGTGTAAAAACCATCGAAAAAGAAGTAGAAGACTTGCAAAAATAAGCCTCTCATTGTTGCAAATCCTAAATAGATTTATAATAACAATAAATCTTTGGGTGAACCATATGTATGGGCAACTATGTCTGGTCAATTGTAATCATTAGTGCTGGAATAATAAATCCAGTCATACAAAATGTTGGGAATTTTAAAGATGAAGCAACTTGTAAAAGTAGTCTAGCTGATCTTAAATCTCAACTACCACTTGCATTCAAAACTTTTTGCGTTCAATACCCAGAACCACCACAAAAGGCAGTAGTAACACCAGTTTCACCTCCACCATCTTCTAGTGTAAGTTCTAAGGATGCGAGAAAGTAATGGATCCGATTACTATTGGGCTGGCTTTTGTCGCAGCCCAAGAAGCTGTAAAACATATTAAGCAAGCTGTTGCTTTAGGTAAAGACATTCATGGTCTAGTTGGACAGTTTAGTAAATTCTTTGAATCCGCAGACGCTGTTCATATCGCAAGCACAAAAGCGAGAGTTTCTAGTGTTGGAAAAAGTGATGCGCAGATAGGTCGTCAAGCACTTGAGTTTGCTATACATAGCAATAAACTTCGTGAAGACGAGCGTGCACTTAAAGACATGATACTGTGGGAGTTGGGTAAGCCACAGATCTGGGAAGATATGATCAGAGAGCGCACTCGTTTGTTGAAAGAGAAACTAGCAGCAGAGCGTGCAATTGAAGAAGAAAAACATAAACATAAGCAAAAGATGGCTGATTTGTTTATGTATGGGATGGTATTTGTTGGTAGTGCAGTAATATTATTTTCTTTACTCTTTGGTGGAATCTCATTGTATAGCGTCATTCAAGAAAAAAATGAATATGAGGCTAAGGTTGCTCAAAGAATAAAAACTGTTCGAATGCAGCAGCAAGCAAGAGAAAAAGAAAACAGATAATGGATCCCCTAACACTCTTTGCTCTAGCAAATGGCGCAGTATCTGCAATCAAAGCTGGATGTAAATTATACAAAGATATCAAAGGTGCAGCTGGAGATATTAGGGATGTGCTCAAAGATTTAGATGAGCAGTTCCATGGTATGTATGCAGGGAAGGGAAAGACACCACCACCTGCAGCAATCAAACAACTTAATGAAGAAAAAGCCAGAGTAAAAGAATTAAACAAGAAAGATTCAGGTGATGTTTATTTTGAGTTGGGTCAGCATCTTGGTGCTTTCTTTGATAATCAAGCAAAATGTATAGCAGTATTCGAAGCTGAAGAAAAAAGATCTTATCAATTATACACTGGTGATGCTTCTGTTGGTAGTCGTGCTCTACAAAGAGTACTGATGAAGAAAAAACTAGAGCAGATGGAAGTTGAATTACGAGAAGTAATGATATATCAAAGTCCACCTGAGTTGGGTGCGCTATGGACAGAAGTGCTACAACAGTCTAAGATAATAAATGCAAGACAGTCGTTTGCTCTTAAGAAACAAATTGAAGCGCAACATAAAGAAGATATTAAACAAGCTAGGTTTATGAGAGAGTTGTATATATGGACTTGGTGGATAGGTGGATTTATAGCAATACTACTATTAACCTTTGTTTTAATGGTATTTGTTGCTGAAGATAGAATGAAAAAGTATCCTCAGTTGGGATATGAATTATTTCCAAAGACTGAGAAACAAAGAAAAGAAGAAGCACAACCTAAACAATATATTGGAAGATAAAATGCTTGAAACAGCAAAAACTGCTTCAGCTACGCTAAAAGAAGCACAGAAAATAGGTAAGGAATTTGGTTCTATTGTTTCCGATCAACAAGCTGATATGGAAGCCACTGTACAGAAAGAACACAAGGCTCGTGTTACAGCAAAGTTAGCAGAGGCTGCTCGTAAAGCATCACTAGAAGTTAGAGCACTTGATAAATTTGAATCTAAATTTAGACATGAACAAGAGATTGCAAAATTAAAAGCTGATACAATTCGTAAGTACGGTAAAGATGCTTGGGCTAAAGTCGAAACAGAAAAAAATATAATGGAAAAAGAGCGTCAAGAAGAGTTAACAGCAATGGATAGAGATAGACATAAACAAATTGATCTTTTTTGTTGGTGTCTTACTGCAGCAGCATTAATAACTTATTTTTTAAAATTATATAAAATATGAGACTGGCACAAATCGTTTTAATTATAACTATTACAGTTATCACATTTTTGATATGGGCAGAACATCAAATTAAAGTTATTCACTAAGGATTGTTATGAAAGCATTAGGATTATTACTGTTTACTTTTTCGCTGGCTACTCAGGCACAACCACAGGTTGCTGTGCCACAGCCATTTACATACAACTATCAAGTAACCTGTGGTCCAGTTATGCCACTAATAGAATTTCTTTCTAAGACTCAAAGAGAAGAATTAACTTGGTCGGGATCAGATATAACAGATGGTTCAGTATATTCTTTATGGCAAGATAAACAAGGTAATTGGACATTGCTAAAAAAGAATACAGAAATTGCATGCGTCATAGGTTCTGGTACTTCTGGCACAAAAACTATATGATACGATAAAATTAATAAGGAGATCAAATGGCAGAAGAAAAACAACTATCTCGTTCAGAGCGAGAAGCACAAATTAAAGACAAAGCAGGTATTGTTATTTGTATTTTAGCAGCATTGCTGGCAATCAACACTTTGGTTGGTGGTTCTAATTCTAGTAAAATTCTAAATAACACAATAGAAGCGAACAACACATGGGCATTTTTTCAAGCCAAGTCTATTAAGCAATCACTTGCTGAAGGGCAACTAGAAAATGCTAAGGATCCTAAAAAGATTAGAGAATTAGCAGCAAAAATTGAACGCTATGAATCTGATCCTAAAACAGGTGAAGGTAAAGTAGAATTGATGGCAAAGGCAAGAGCATTGGAAGATGAGAGATCAGTTGCTAGAGCAAAATCTCCTTGGTATACCTATGCTGGTTCTTTGTTTCAAATCGCAATTGTTTTACTAACAGCATCAATCTTAGCAGTAAATACTAGATTGTATTCTGCCAGTAAGATAGTCGGTATTATTGCTGCGATAATGATGTCGCAAGCATTATGGTTGTGGATTCCAATAATACTATAATAAATGGAGTTTTAAATGACAACAGAAGTTAAAAAAGACGAAGACTGGATGCAGAAGAAATGGCGTCCAGCCATGGGTTGGATGTACATGATTATTTGTACATTAGATATGGCTATATTTCCAGTGCTATGGAGTTTGTTACAAGTATTTACTCATCAAACAGTCACTCAATGGAGTCCGCTAACACTACAAGGTGCTGGCTTATTTCACTTAGCAATGGGTGCAGTTCTTGGTATTGCAGCATGGGGTCGTACTCAAGAAAAGGTTGCTGGAGCAGCAAGTAATGTTACATCACCAGTCGCACCAACACTTATGACACCAACACCAGTTCCAATGGCTCCAAGACCGATGCCATTAGCTGTAGCACCAGTTGTTGAATTATTACCAGACGATCCACCAACACGCAATACTAGAAACGACTGAGGATATTATGTATCAATATAAATGTAAGATTATTAAAGTTCTTGATGGTGATACAGTTGACATCGATTTAGATTTAGGTTTCAAAATTATTCTTGCTAATCAAAGAGTGCGTATGGCTGGAGTTGATACCCCAGAATCAAGAACTACTATTGCAGAAGAAAAGGTTCGTGGGCAACTTTCTAAGAAGAAATTAGCAGAGAAACTACCTGTGGGTTCTTGGCAAATTATTGAAACACAAAAACCTGACAGCAACGATGATAAGTTTGGTAGAATTCTTGGTGTCTTTATTCTTGAAGATGGTACTCGTGTCAATGATTGGTTAATCCAAAACAACTACGCAGTGCCATACAAAGGTGAGAACAAAGAATTGACTCAAGCAGAGCATCAGGCTAACAAGAAAATATTAATCGAGCGTGGCGAATTGAAACCATAATGAAATACCGTACCATTTTTATAAGTGATGTTCACTTAGGTACTCGTGATTGTCAAGCAAACAAATTAAATAACTTTTTAAAACATAACACCTGCGAGACTTTATATCTCGTAGGTGATATAATTGATGCTTGGAAAATCCAACAGAACAAGTGGCGATGGAAACAAAGCCACACTAATGTTGTCCGCAGAATACTTGGTCATGCCAAGCGTGGAACGAGGGTAATTTATGTTGCAGGTAATCATGATGAATTCTTAAGACCGATGATCCCCTATGGATTCTCTTTCGGTCTGATTGAAATACAAAATCAAACAGAACATATCGGTATAGATGGTAAACGATACCTAGTTACACATGGAGATCTATTCGATGGTATTACTAGACTAGCACCATGGATATCATTCTTAGGAGATAAAGCATATGACATTGTTCTTAGCCTCAACAGTAAATTTAATTGGATTCGTCGTCGCATGGGTTTTGGGTACTTTAGCCTTAGCAAGTTTCTTAAGCACAAGGTCAAAAAAGCAGTAGACTTTATGTTTCAGTTTGAGAAAAATCTTGCAGGGTATTGTAAGAAGCGTGGTTATGATGGCGTCATATGTGGACACATACACCACGCAGAAATCAAAGAGATTGATGGCGTGATATATATGAATGATGGTGATTGGGTAGAATCTTGCACTGCTCTTGTTGAGCACCATGATGGACGCTGGGAAATAGTAACATGGACAAAGGAGACAGACAATGAAAGTGAAAGAGATAGTGAAGAAGATGTATCTAGCATGCGTCAATCATGATAGAGTAAAAGAAAAGAAACTGTGGTTGAAAGCGTTGAAGAAATCACTAAAGCATAAACGCACAAATGTCATTAAGTAATAAAATAACAATTGTAGTTCCTTGTAAAAACGAAGAGAACTACATTGCGCATTTGTTAATGCATCTGCGCCAGCAAGAGATAGGTAATACCAGAATTATCATTGCTGACTGCTCTACTGACAATACAAGAGAAGTCATTCAAACAATGAAGGGTGAGTTGAATGTTGAAGTCATTGAAGGTGGTCCAGTCTCTATCGCTAAAAACAATGGAGCAAAAATAGTAACAACACCATACATTTTATTCATTGATGCTGATGTTCGTTTCTTCAGCGACACAGTTATTCGTGATGCAGTTGATCAGTTAGAAACTAATAACTTAGATCTTGTTGGATTATATGCAAAGTGTTATGATGATGACTTCCGTGCACAAATTGGGTTTATGATGTTCAACTGTATCAACAGAATCATGCAATATAAAGTTCCATTCGCTGTTGGTGCTTTTATGCTAACTCGCAGAGATAAATTCGAAGAGTTTGGTGGATTTGCTGAGAAGTATGGAACAAGCGAAGATTTCTTTTTGTCTAAAAAGTACGATCCCAAGAAATTCAAGTTGATGAATCATTATTTTGGACAAGATAGTAGAAGGTTTCAAAAGATGGGGTATTTTGGTATGGCATGGTATCTTATTCAAAACTTTTGGAACAGAAATAACGATGCATATTGGAACAGGGTAGACTACTCTAAGTACTGGAAATAGATAACCCCACGACCTGTAGGGTTATTACCCCTCCGTAAACCCCTGTAGATGCAGGGGTTTTTTATTTGCAGAAAATGCTTGTCTTTAATTGCAATATACTGTATAATAGTTGTATGAAAAATGAAAATACAATTAAAAAGTTTGGTGCTCTTAGTGGTTGGCTTGGAATGGTACTGATTCATGGTGCTACTCTCCCAACGACTCTTGGAGTGATTTTAGGTTATTCAAACAATGTTCCACCTGTTAGCATGGTGATTCTTGTTTGGTCTGGTTTGATGTTGTTCTTGTTTAGAGCAATCGTGCAAAAAGATACGCTGTATATCGTATCGAATGCAGTCGGTTTCTTCTTCAACAGCATCTTGTTGGCTTTGATAGTTTTTAAATAAGGATTGATTATGAAATATCGTGTGATGTGAATGGTGTATCTTTTTATACGACTGGTGCAGCCATTAAGCGTGGAGTTGGTGATTCAGTTAGTGTGAATGTAGTTGTCCGTCAGTTGTTTGAAAATATGTTTAATGCAATCGGCATTGCATCAACGATGACAGTCTACGACCACAAGATGAATCGTGTTTCTTATGATGTACAAATTTCAAAGGTATAAATTATGAGTAAAATGGCTGAACTAGCAATGGAAATTGATGACTTAATTGAACAAGGTATGTCTGCTAAGTTTATCGCAATTAAACTTAACATTCCAATTCAAATGGTACAAGACGCATTTGAACAGCGTGAAAATTTAGAACTTGAAAAACAATACGAATACTTGTCGTATGCCGATGAAGTGGCAAACGATGATGCTCAATATTATGGAGAACAATAATGATTAGAATGACTTATAAAGAAGCACAAGCACTGACTTCAATGTTTGACAAGAGCCATGGATCATTCTTTGATCGTGGTTCAGCTGACTCTTACTACCATCGTGCTCGTGACCCACATCGTGGTGGAGTTGGTGGTGGATCTGGTCCAAGAATAGAAGCAACTGAACCAGATGAATTAGAAGCATACCATGCTGGTTACGATTACAATGAGCAATACGGTGATAAGAAAGATTGGGGTTAAACCCAGTGGTCTTTGTGGAGGGATATCCGTGGCAGACCTTAAACAGCCAAAACAGCAGCAGTCTATTTTTACTGGCTATAGACTATAAAGAAAAACCAGTACTAATTTTGAAAGGTAGTTATGAATGATGAATTGAGAGCATTGGTTATTAAAGCAGGTGCACCAGCACCCCTGCTTAATGAATTTTGGTTTAATATTTTCTGTGAGCAATTCGCAAATGTGTTGTTGACTGAAGCTGAGAAACAAGTTTTTGGAGAAACATGTGAATAAGTTTGTGGTGAATAGAATGAAGTCGGCACGACAGGAAGAGATAATGCTTATCTGTCAAGAAGAGTGTGCTGAAGTTGCGCAAGCGATAAGTAAGGTGTTTCGATTCGGAGTTGATGGTGAGCACTTGGGTGCTACGAATCGAGAACGACTCGAAGAAGAAATTGGTGATTTGCTTTGCATGATTGAAATGATGACTGAAGAAGAAATCATCGATGCCAATGTAGTTGCAAGAGCAGCACAAGCCAAGCGAGCAAAATTAGCCAAATGGTCGAACATTAAGGAAATGGTATGATTCAAATAGAAAACCTGACTGAGTATCAAGTGGAGATGTTAGACCATATGTGGTCTTTAGATTCAGTTGAAGAATACGAGGAATGGTATGATCTATTAGATGAGGAAGACCAGCAACTTGCAGATAGTTTGCAACAAATGATTATTCTCGCAGAGATGGATAATCTGATGGGCGACTGCAAAGATGCAAAACAACTATTAAAGAAATTTGCCTTGTAAGAGAAAGACATGTATAATAGAACAATGAAACCTAGAAATCCAATAGCAAAGGATTTACACACTCCAAAATATCGCATGCGAAAAGTGGAGAGCAAGGTTCAGTACATTCGTCAACCCAAGCACAGAAAGGCAACAGATGAACTATGAGTATGAGTTGGTTCGTGAGGGATTAACAAGAGTGATTGTCGTTAAGACTCATCCATATGATTTAGTGGAGTTTACAGTAAAACAAACTTCATATAAAGAAGATGGAAAGATCCTAACAGATAATGGTCACACTACATTTTATGATACCAAAGAATTCATTACATTTTTTGGTCCAATGATTGAAGATTTGAAAAAGGAAATTGATAATGCAAACAGTGTTCAAAACGGATAAAGAGTTTGACGAATTTAAAACATGGACTCTAGGAATTCTACATGACGACAAAATCAAAGATTTGTGTGTTACTTTTACCAAAAAAGATGGTACAACTAGAGATATGCGATGTACTCTCAGTGAAGGACGAATTCCAACAGACAAACAACCAAAAACCGAAGGAACAAGTACCAAGGATTCTGGATCCGCAGTTCGTGTCTTCGATACAGAAAAACAAGAATGGAGATCCTTCCGATGGGACTCCGTAACCAAAGTGAGTTTTGATCTATGAAAATCTTATTCGTATTAATAGCAATATTGGTGTTGCTAGTTATATTTCCAATAGCAACAATTTGGTCTTTAAATACATTATTCCCTGCATTGGCAATTCCAGTCACACTTGAAACATGGATGGCTACAGTCATTCTTGGTGGTGTGGTTGGTGGAACTAATGGTGTAACATTTGGAGGTAAGAAATGAACTACGCATTAACACCTGAACAGAAGAAAACTTTGCAAGATGCTATTCAAGAGATTAGCAACTCAATGCTTCGTACTGAAGCTGAACGAGATCTAATTCGAGAAATCGTTAAGGAACAATCTGATACATTGCAAATTCCCAAGAAAGTTATTTCCAAGATTGCAAAGACATATCACAAGCAGAATCTTGCACAGGAAGTTGCAGACCACGAGGACTTCGTGGAGCTATACGAGAAAATTACTTCAAAATAGTGCTTGTCTTTAATTGCGAATTGCGGTATAATAGATATTATATTATGGAGGTTACAAACCTATGGCTGTGAATACTGCAAAGCGTCGTGCAAAAAACCAAGCAATCTTTTTGTCACAAAAGAAGTTCGAACCAACACTCGACCAACTGGACTTTACGACCAGTCTGAGTCGTGCGTTGACATACTACTCTGTCAACACTGGTGCGAAAGAACAGAAGATGTTTACAATTGATTTCTTCACAAAGAAGGAACCAAAAATTGCTAAACAACTCAAGAAACTCCCTGACTACAAATTTACCACATTTGGTTCACTATGTCGTCTCATGTCAAATGAGCAGACGGACTTGAAACAACTGAGTAATGTTAGTCCATTCTTTACAAACAAGTTAAAAGAATTGCTAGAGGATGCAAAGAAAATTGTTGAACAAGTTGAAGTCGAAAAACTACCTACCAATGTCATCTCCATTCAACAGCGAATGGAAGAGAAAGCACATGACCTTGCTGCAGAAATAGATGGAGCAATTGATGAGTTTACCCAAACGAAGAAGTCTGACTTCTCGACAAAGAACTATCTACTATCAAATGAAGTGGCAGCACCAATTGCAAAACGAATCGGAGAGTTCTATGTTGGACAGTTGGAAGAAATTCTTGAAGCCATCCAAGGTGATGACGAACAACTTGTCGAAGGATATTCCCACTTCACAAAACGAGAGTTAAAGAAGTTTGCTGAGTTCTTGGAAGGTATCATCGCTGATTGTAGTCAGCAAGTACAGACTGCCAAAGCGAATCGTGCACCAAGAAAGCGTAAGCCACAACCAGCTGGTAAGGTGGTTGCCAAGATGAAGTACATGAAAGAATTTGCTGACTTGAATCTTAAGTCAATCAAACCAGAGACGATTGTTGGATCGTCTGAAGTATGGGTATACAACACGAAGTATCGTAAGATAACTGTTTACAAAGCAATCAATGATGTGCTTACAGTTAAGGGTACTACAATTATCGGATTCGATGTGAAAGAATCCAAAACACAGATGTTGCGTAAGCCAGATGTATTCTTTAAGGGATTAACATTGGGTAAGCGACCATTGAATGGTGCAATGAAACCATTAACCACTACGGTAACTGTACCGAATGGTCGTGTCAATGAAGAATGTATTTTGCTGGGAGCATTTTAATATGATATTAGTTGATTATAGTCAGGTGGCACTTGCAGCCATCCTTACTTTCCAGCGTGAGTTGAAAGGTAGTGAAGCAGAGGTAAAGAATCTTATTCGTCATGTGACTCTGTCCACTCTTAAATCATACAAGAAAAAGTATGGTAAAGATTACGGAGAGTTAGTCATCTGTTGTGATGGTCGTAAGTACTGGCGCAAGGAATACTTTGAGTTCTACAAAGGTATGCGTAAAAGCAATCGAGATAAATCAGATCTTGATTGGAAGTTGATCTTTGATACACTATCAGAGATGCGTACTGATCTTGCCACGCACTTTCCATATCGTGTATTGCATGTAGATCGTGCAGAAGCAGACGACATCATTGCAGTTATGGCAAAGTACTTACAAGAGAATCTTCTAGTCCAACAAGGATTGGTTGAAGAGCCACAGAATATATTGATTCTGTCCTCTGACAAAGACTTTAAGCAGTTGCAGTTGTACAACAATGTAAAGCAGTGGTCTCCAATGCAGAAGAAGTACATTACTGCAACTCATAAAGAAATCATTGAACACAAGATTGAGCATATCGTTAAGGGTGATACTGGTGATGGAGTGCCAAACATCCTGAGTAAAGACGATGTATTCATGAAAGGTGAACGACAAAAGCCAATGAGTGCTAAACGACTACAAGAGTTCTTTGAGAATGGATTCATTGCTTGTAAGAATGACGAAGAACGACGCAATTGGCAACGCAATTCCACTCTTGTTGACTTTGATCATATTCCACCAGATGTTTCAGAAGACATTATCAAGGCATACATAAATACACAACCGAGTGGTGATAAGATGACTATCATGAATTATTTGATTGAGCATCGTTGCCGTTTACTATTAGACGAACTAGAGGATTTTTAATGAAACAATATGTGACCGAAATACTTAAAGAGATCAACGATGATCCTAAGACAATTGAGAAACACAAAGATGAATTTCTACTAAAGGTATTGTTTGCTCACAACTTCTTACCATCACACAAGATGCTATTACCTGAAGGTGAGCCACCATTTAAACCTGCTGACCAACCAGTTGGAATGTGTGACACAAACTTGTTTCTTGAAGCAAAGAAAATGTATGTGTTCATGCGTCAAGACTTAAAGCCAATCAAACGAGAAGGATTGTTTATTGGTCTGTTAGAAGGTATCCATCCTACTGAAGCTGCAATTCTTATTGCAGTTAAAGACCAGAAGTTGCAGAAGATGTATCCAAAGATTACATGGAAACTTGTATCAGATGCTGGAATCATTCCTGCCATTGCTCAATGGAAAGAGAAACTTGCAACAAAATAATGCTTGACATGCAAGATGGTTTGTAGTATAATAGATTAACTGAAACATATTATGAATGGAGTGAAGTATGCCGAATTGGTGTTATAACAGTGCAACCCTGCACCACGATAGTAAAGAAGTGATTGATGGCTTTGAGCAAGAACTTTTAAAAGAAGATGCTCAACCATTTAATCATCTACGACCACGACCAGCATCTGAGGAAGAAAACTGGTATGATTGGAATATAAACAACTGGGGTTGCAAGTGGGATGTTTCCATGATGGATTGGGAACGAGAAGATGACAACACCATTGTTATGCACTTTGACTCTGCTTGGTCTCCTCCAACTACACTGTATGAATACTTAGAGACAGAAGGCTGGACTGTTCGTGCGTTGTATCATGAACCTGGAATGGGATTCGCTGGTCGTTTTGAAGATGGATTCGATGACTACTACAACTACGATCTATCAGATCGTGCTTCAGTTGAAGAATTGCCTGAAGACATTTTGGATTATACCAATGTTCTTGAAGAAGTCGATCGTTGGGAAGAAGATGCATTTGAAGAAGAACTAAATGAATTGGAACGAACAGATTGGTTTGGTGTTGCAACTAATCCAGACAAAATCGGTCGTTATGAAGTAACAACTACTCAATACGAACACCCACAGTATTGTAACTGGGATGGTAAGACATGGAGTCGCTGGGAAGGTGACGAAGTTGAAGTTGTTAAGTGGAGAGGTCTTGCAGAAGAGTATTGGGATGCAGCTGCAGCATTAGACAAGATCATCGAGGATTCGAAAGCATAAAGTGAAAACACTTGCTATATTATGTTTGGCTGTTTGCACTAATGTTTACGCTGATGTTTCTTTTGGAACAGGTGAAGACAGAGACTGTAATATAGCCAGAGCATCCGCTATTAGCGATGCACTTGAGCAGTATGCTGTTAAAGAATTTGAAGTAAAGAAGCAGTATGTTTGTAAGGAAAGAAATGCTGAGGGGATTGAATGCCAGTACATAAAAAAGACTGAGATTGAATCTGCTGGCACTCTACGGAAAGTTCTTAATGAAACAGTTAAGGACAGACGAGATAGTTGTGTTGTCGAAGTAAAGATTGAAGTTGAACAAGGTCGTCAATTGGCAGGAGATATCCTCAATGCTCAAGAGATCGCCCTTGATGGTAAACTCTATCGATTCGATGTCATAACTAAAGAGCCATTGTATGTTTACTTGTTCAGTGTTTACGGTGACAAGATGCATCTGATGTATCCTTACGATGGAATTAAGAGCAATCTTATTGATGGTAGGCTGACATTACCTAGAGGATGGCATGCAGTTGTCCCCGATGGTATCAATGAAAGTAAAGAAACATTGATGGCAGTTTTTACCAAACATAAGATTACTTTTAGAAGCAGTATGACGAGAGATGAGATTTATCGACAGATATCGTCAGTGCCGATTTATTCTAGGCGAGTAGTTTATCACAATTTTGTAATTAGGAGAATTTGAAATGAAATATATTATGACATGCACTCTTGCATCTTTGATAGTCTTATCTGGTTGTTCAACCTTCAAGGCAGATCCCAACAAGACAGTTGAGGTTCCAGCCAATAAAATAGACAACATTCCCCAGTGGTATCTTGCAAAAGATCCAGATGACAATAAGTTCATCGTGGTGACTGCCACAGACACTTCAAAAGATATGCAGTTTGCAATTGACAAGGCAACTATCAATGCCAAGATTCAGATCGCTGAACGACTGAAGACAGATGTAAATTCTGTTACTCGTGAGTCTACTCTTGAGAGTGGACAAACAGTTGAACGAGAAATTGATCGTGTATCAAAGGTTCAAGTGAAACAAGCGATTGGATTCTTCAAACGAGAGAATGTTGCTGTCTTCAAAGAGGGTGATGTGTATCGTGCATATGTGCAGTTTAAGATCGCAACAGAAGATGCTCAACGACTAACTCGACCAGCAAATAATGGTAGGACTCGTGATGATCGATTTAAGAATCTGGATGAAGAGCCAGCACCAGCAGTAGTGTCTGCAGTGCAACCACGAGGAATTGAATTGTTACCTGTAGAGAATGAAGAGTACAAGAAACGCAGAGAAGAAGCACTACAGAAACCTGGAGCAGTTGTTGGACAAACAACAATACGATGAAACAAAAATGGGTTGATGCTTTCATGGACACTGCGGAGAGATTCGCCCAGTTGTCCAGTGCAGTTAGATTGCAGGTCGGTGCGGTTGTCGTGAAAGACAATCGGATCATCTCTATTGGATATAATGGAATGCCCTCTGGTTGGACAAACGAATGTGAGAACATCGTGCAACATTCAGATGACACAGTAACTACAGTAACGAAAGATGAGGTTATTCATGCTGAAGCAAACGCAATTATCAAATTGGCTCGTGATGGTGAATCAGGCAATGGCTCCAGTTTATTCTGCACTCATGCTCCTTGTATTCATTGCGCTAAGTTGATACATGGAGCAGGTATAAATACAGTGTACTACCGAAACTCTTATCGTGATGAATTCGGAATAGATTTTTTAAACAAATGTAAAATTGAGGTGAATAAAGTATGAGTGAAGAGCAACAAAAAGCAACTGGAGAAACTAATTACCTAGTTAATGCAGGTATAACTGCACTGTTTCCTACACCACTAATTACTGGAGAGTTGGAAGACACATCCATTTGTGATAAGTTAGAAAAACGAATCTTGGAAATGCGAGATAATAAACAAGGTAATTTTGAAGCAGGTAATTTTGTTACAAGCGATGACTTACACAGTCCAGAAATGGGAGAGCCTTTTATTGAATTTGGTAAGATTGTTCTTGCTGAGACTCAAAACTTCTTAGACTTCCTTGGAGTCAAACGAGATGCTCACTACATTAGTGGTATGTGGGCAAATGTAACTAATCCAAATCACAGACATCCAGTGCACCTGCACCCAAATAGTCTTGTGTCTGGTTTATTGTATGTTAAAACACCAGAGAAATGTGGCTCAACTGCATTTGTCGATCCCAGACCAGCTGCAAGAGTTTTTGAACCATCCTATGATCGTATGTTTGAATTCAATGCTGGATTGTTTAGATTCCCACCAAAGCGAGGCACATTGTTGATGTGGCCAAGCTGGATGTACCATGGTGTGGACAAAGGATTTACTGAAGATGAAACCGCAGATAGAATTAGCATAGCATTTAATGTTATGATTCTTGGAAAAATTGATACACCTACAGCTAGATTGGAATTAAATTAATGGCACATAATATTGAAATGCAAAAGGGTCATACCCGAATCATTGGAAACAACTTTCCTAAATGGATCAGACAAGACCAGCATCCTGCTGCAGTTCCTGGAAAAGACGAACCAGAAATGGCATCATTCTTAACACCTGGAAAGTGGAAAGTTGTTTACTTCTATCCAAAAGACTTTACATTCGTATGTCCAACTGAAATCGTTGACTTTGATAATCTCGTACCAGAGTTTGAGAAGTTAAACGCAGTAGTGTTTGGTGTATCACCAGACAATGAGTATGTTAAATTAGCATGGAAGAAATCCAATCCACTATTGACTAATCTAAAGCATACTCTGATTGCAGATGCAAATAATGAGTTAGCATTTGATATGGGTATCATTAATGAAGATGGTGTTCCATTTAGAGCAACATACATTATTGATCCAGATGAAACTATTCAACATGTCAGCATGAATAATGATTCTGTTGGTCGCAATGCTGCAGAGATTCTTCGAATCCTTGATGCATGTCAACAAGGTGGTAAGGGAATGATGTGTCCTGCAGCCAGACAAGTTGGTGGTGAAACTATTTCAAAATAAATTGAAAATAGTTGACTTTAATTCAATTCTGAAGTAAAATTCGTTATAAATAGATTACTGTCTGAGACAAAACCCTGCAAGATGTAAGGTTATCTCAGACAGTGCTTGACAAATAATCAAAGGTGTAGTATAATTCAATCATGAAATCGAAAATCATATCCAAACCGATGCAGAGACATCTACCACTCTTAAGTGGCTGGACATGCTCACGCACATCATTTGGATATAATGCGATTGAGGATAATGAGGGTTTGGATAAGAAGTAACTGACACCAGTCTACTTACCCAAACCCTCTGAGATGAAAGTCCAGAGGGTTTTTTGTTTTATAGCCATCGTGCTAGTAACATTGTTCTTTTACAATTCAGGATTCTGTTGGGGGTTAGTGTAGCGGTAACACTACAGACTTTGACTCTGTCATCACTGGTTCGATCCCAGTACCCTCTGCCATATAAAAACACATTTCAGCAGGATAGCCTGTGATGAATAGTTTCTGTTTAGTACAGTATTCGAAGTGTGTTTCTATATGGGAGTATAACTTAATGGTAAAGTAGTAGGCTTTTAACCTATTAATCAGAGTTCAATTCTCTGTGCTCCTACCAGTTTTATGGTGTCGTTAGTTTAGTGGTAAAACTACGGGTTGTGATTCCGTCATCATGAGTTCAATTCTCATACGATACCCCAATTTTTATGCCGATATAGCTCAGTTGGTAGAGCACTTGTTTGAAGCACAAGGTGTGGGTGGTTCGATCCCATCTATCGGCACCAAATATTCCCGATTAGCTCAGCGGTAGAGCACTCGCTTGATAAGCGATAGGTCAGTGATTCGAATTCACTATTGGGAACCAA